GTAGTATCATTCTTTTATCGTATATGGTAAGACTTCAAACACTAGATCCTCTACATCCTCGAACTTCAAGTAGGTGAACACATCCTGAGCGTTCCATCTACCTACCCACTTGTGTAGTGCTTGATCGTATGGTATGTAATTTCTACGCTCTACCTTGTCCTTATAGAACGGCTCACATAGTTCAATGGCTCGTACCCTCAGATGTTTCTTACGAAACACATAGAACGCATCAGGGAACTGGAAGGCGATATACTCTGCCTTGCTCTTTTTAGAACACCAGCCATCACCTCCCCATACATTGATAAACTCTAAAAGGATATATCCTGATAGGTGCATCTTCTTGAGTCCTTTAACATCTACTAGCTTCTCTCCCCAGTAGAAGTCGATGTGCTTTTTGTCATCTGCTAGGTTGGACTTGAGTGCGCCAGTAATCTCCTTGAACAAGGCTTCACCAGTCTTACCCACTTCAACACAGACCTTCGTGCGGCTTTCGGTTAGCTTACGCTTATCCTTTAGGTAGTTACGAAGTTGCATCGAGCAGCTCTTGCAGTTCTCTCATCCATTGCATCCATATCTTAGGATTGCAAGTACATGGTATGTCAAACTTGTGTGTGAATACCCTAGCGTGAATGGTAGCTATACGCTCCCTATCTTCATAGGCTATCACCTTCTTTTTTAGAACACCTCCTGATAAATAGGTACGCTCATCATCAGTCAAACACTCTGGCTCACGCTTGTAAGGGAACAATCTATTGAGCTTTTCCTTGCGTTCATCACATCCGCAGTCCTCACCGACTACTGCTTTGACAGCTGCCTTGATTCCTGTTGCTGTGGTGATCTTCTCAATGGTGTCTCCTAACCCCTTAGATTTTGTCGAAGTCTCCGTTTTGGAAGTCTTGGTAGTCCTCTTTGACTTTTTCGTAGATCCTTGCTTTGCCATTTTTTATCGTGTTCTTAATTGATGTCAATCCTATCTCACTCTCTCTGTGTATCTTATTCATTGAAGTGCCGTTCATATAGATACGCATCATCTTCGCATCGTACCAATGGAACTCATCGAGTTCTTCCTCCATGTAGGTAATGAGTTTCTCCATCGCCATCTGTTGCTCTGGGTACTCCTCGAACTCTAGCTGGTCATGAGTCATGTCCTCTATGCTTATCTTATCAATGCGCTTCTTCGTGCGCTGGTACTTGAGTGCTGTGTTGATACAACTACGATAGACATAAAAAAAGTTAAGGGAGTCCTCCTCGTAAAAGTTGGTTCTCCCTTCGCCTTCCATTTCTAAGAGTCGCACAAATACCATCTGCACTATGTCAGAAGCTATCTCGTACGAACCATCGGTGTACTGCTTGATGAAGCCTGTCAGCCTCTTAAAGTTCTCTCTGTAAAAGTTCTCTATGTTGCCCACGACACTTGTATCATAAACAAACCAACGGCAAACTGGATCAGGTGTAATCCATTCAGTTCTTCAGTCTCATCATAGTAGGCGTAGTTCACGCCTAACATCACACCAGTAATCGGACTAAACTCTATCTGCATATTGGTTTTTGTTTTCCTTTTCCAATATACGACACTTATCAACTAATTCTTCACAATGTTTTTTTAAGTTATTCACTTCATGCTCTAACTCAGTTATATACATCTTCTGTCTGGTCATTAAAGCAGTCAGCTTGTTCGTGCTACGAACCTCGTGTGATGGATTCTCTATGAGCATCTGTTGTGCTGTCTTATAGAAGAATCGATACATCTCTGACCAGTTGTAGTTCTCCTCGTGTTTCTTATTAGCGTGATGAACTGAGCTGTGATCCTTACCAAATATCCTACCAATCTGCATCAAGGTCATATACTTACGCATAGCAACCATCATCGCTGAACGAGCGAATACCTGATCTTCTTGTCTCGTTCCATTAGGAACTACTCCTATCTCCTCGTAATATGCCTCCAGTAGTGTTGTTAGTTCTTCCATTTGATCTCGTTTTCTTTATCTATTATTTTTTGAAATGGTATTCTGTGCAGCTTTCCTGTTGAGGTGTTTCTCACGATGTAGTAGCTACTGCCTACATCAATATCTGATTCTTCGCCATCGAGCCTCGTTTGGAAATAGGCGTGAGTCTCAATACATATGAACTCCATACCATTAATCTCGAACCGCTGACCATCGTTCATCTTTCTCTTAAAATTCATCCATGTATCTTTCTAGCGACTCTTGGAGTCGTGCGTTCTCTTTCTTGAGGTCGTAGACCTCTTGCTTCAGTTTTCCGTTCTTTATCCTCGCATCTAAGATCAAGCGATCTAGAGTAGTGAAGTAGTCGGTGATGTGTCGATAGACTGCTGCTGTATCAGCACAGATATGAAATACCTCCCACAGCTGTTCCTTGTTCATCGTTTCCTGTTCACTCAGTTCCTTACTCAAGTAGTCCAAGCATCTATACAGCTCGGCTTCCTTTTCCATGTAGTATAGTCTGTTACCCTCAAAATGGAGATCCATCTATCTGTGTTTCTTTGGTTATTAAATCGACTCCGTTGATACGAAATCCGCAGTTGCCTTGTGTACTTTCTATTCGGATAGGGTGGTCTAGTGGTGTCGGTCTACCTCCACTCTCTAACTCCTTGACCTTACGAACATGAATGTCTGTGTAGATCCAGTCTCGCTCATGCTGCGTAAAACGATGAAGCACAATCAGTTCATCGCTGCGGTTGGCGAATTTACCGCCTCCTTCAATATCACTCGCCATAGGAGGCATAGTGTGGTTAGCGTATTCATGTGAACCCTTGTAGACCTTTCTAAGAGCCTCAGTCGCTGGGTGAGTATTCAGTATTGTAGTAACTCCAAACTCCTTGCAGAACTTACGCAAGTGGCTTGTAACCTCGTAGTGGTACTCGTGTGTTGATATACCCTTGAGATCCTCCTTGCGAATCGTTAAGCTGTTGTACGGATCAATCATCATTCCCTGAAACTCCCAAGCATCATAGATCTCCTTCGCTATGTCGAGCAGTTCAAATGCATTGACTATAAGCTCCGAGTCGATGAATGCCCAATGCCCTTCGACATAAGCGTGATGCCTCCAGAAGGTCTGCTCATCAATCTGGTTGATTGGCTTACCAGCTAGGAACTCTATCAGCTTACGCTGTAAGGATTGCACCTCATTCTCTGAGGAGTAGATAAGCCACTTCGTTCCGTTCTCTAAGGTGTGGAGCAGTTGTAGGTAGGTCATCGTGTGAGTCTTTCCTACATTAGCGTGTCCTGTTACTACAATGAAGTTACCCTTCTTGAAGCGGAGGTATTCATCTATCTCTGGCGCACCGAATCTCGATGCTTCTGCTATCTTACCCTCTCTCGCTCTCTCTAGATAGCGGAGTGTCTTATCGGATTGGATTATGTGTTTATGAATCATGCTTCTAAATTAACAATGAATTTTTAATATCCTACGACTAAGGCAAAAAAAAGAGGAGCATCTCTGCTCCCCTCTGCCTAACACAATCAATCAACTAGAATGGTAGGTCATCCGATTGTCCGTTCACGATAGCGTTAGCCGCTTCGATCTTTTCTTCTCTTGAGGAGAAGTGATTATCGTAGGTAGTGTCCTCTTTCTTATCTGATTCCATTACCCAGTTCACGAAGCTGTCTGCTACCTTTAGAACATCTGTACTCTTAGCACCTTTGTCTTTGAGTAAATCAACTGCTGCTTTGAGACAGCTCTGCTTTACGATCATCTTCTGCTTGTCATCACCTCCTGATGAGTAGCTAGACTTTGAGTAGCCACCACCAGAGAATCCTCCACCTTGAGAGTATACTGGCTTGATACGATTGCCGTACTGCGTACTAGTCAATTCATATTCTGCATCTTGACCGACAATGAACTTGTCTTGGTCTGGCTTTACTGAGGAGTATTCACCTGAATCTCCATTGTCCATAGATACGAAGAACTTGTACAAGGTCTTTCCATCTCTTAGTTGGTAGTCTCCTTTAGGAGATACCGATACAACTTTTGCTGTTTTCATAATTATTGATTGATTAAAGTTTCGTGATTTGCAATTTGAGCCTCTAGCATTGCTACTCGCTCCTTCATCCATTCGCTACCGATTTGGTCTGCGAAGGCTTCTAGGTCATCTAAGACCTGATAGACATTCTCTGTATTCATCTTTCTCTCTTTTGATTTAGTCAAAGAAAAAAAAGATAATTGAGATACGCAAATTTATTTGTGGATTATTTTCCCCTCTACTAAAATGACAG